ATTAAACCATACTGGCTCCGGCAAATCCATTAGATCAAAGGAGAAAATACCAAGCGGAGTAGAGTTGATGTAGAAGGGAACGAGATCACGCTCTGCTGCTTGGGTGATGAGCTTGCGATACTTCATCTCTTCAATCAGCAGGGTGTCATAGTGTGTAGCTCTGCACTTTAACTCTATGTAATGACCTGCTTGCTTGGAGATACAGTCATAGGTATCGAAGATGCCCTCACTCTTTACTAGATCAGGGTACAAACCCTCACGCAAGAAGGCAAATAATAACTCTTCGTTCATTGCCAGGGACTAACCCCACCTAGATTATCCTGCAACCTACGCAGGGACTGAGCACACCTACGATCTGCAGTAGAGATAGCACACTCTAATACACCTGCTATCTGTTGCAGGGTAAAGGACTCGTGATGGCGCATACGCAAGATAGCCTGATCCTCTTGGTCTAGTTTAAGAAAACCATTCTTGATGTCAATGAGGTTAGCAAGCAGGTTGCCACCTTCTGCTGGAGAGGATGAACCTTTAGGTTGCCCATCTGAGATCATCTCTTGTGCCTGTTCTAATACTGTGCCATCTATGACTGATGCAATAACAAAGGGTAGTAACTGACCAAGGGTAGCTGACTCGTAGTAGGCTTCATCATTAGTTTGATAGCCAGACTTAGCAGCCTTCTCCTTGCGTGCGTAGCGTTCTCCTGCACGCTTCATCTGCCACGCAATGCGTTGCTCGTTGTGTCTGCGTAGCTCTTCAATAGGTTCCATTAGATCAATGGTGTGATCTTCTACTCTAGTCATAGCCCACGCCATCAACTCTTGCTTGATGTCATCACGCTCAACGTGGTTCTTATACCTGCGGTGGATAGTGTTAGCAACGCTAGGTACTAGGTCATAGATTACTGGATGCAGTTCAGTCACAGTCTGGTAACACCCTATCTATAGTGTGCTGTATGTTCAGCAGCTTGATTGCAAGGAAGTCTATGTAATTGCTAGCATCTGCTAACTCTTCAATCAATTCTCTGATGGTGTCTGATGTAGTAAAGGACTCAAACTTCTGTCCCTTTGCGTGTGAGTATTGCTCGTGGCCTACACCCTTGACACGGGAAGCACGAAGGGATGCGAAGGACTCAATAAAAGATGTTAAGTCCTCAGTTGCAACACCTATGCCACGATAGCCAGTAACGGCAGCGTGATCTACTAACGGGTTGGTTGTGGGCGTATGAGTATTAGCTGCGTCTGCCTGTCCTGTTGCAAGATGTGAAAGCCCATATGCTGCAAAGTCTGTAACATTATGACCCACTCGTTCTCTGTCATTGTCATACATTCGACTCCCCTATCAGTAACTTCCGCGTGGCATCAATACCATTGGCTAAGTAATAATCATTGATGTCCATACCTGGTGGTAGTGTAACAATCTGTGAGTTCATTACCTCATTCGCCACGCGCTTAGCAAACTCAGCACCAGGGTTAGAGCCATCCTCTTTAACATCATTGTCACCGACAACAAAGATAGTTTCATACCCTGCAAAGAGCTTAGGAAAGTGTGGCTTCCAGGCTGCAACACCTGGTACTCCCACTGCTGGTATCCCAAGCTCTCCGCTAGTGACTATCGCATCTAGTTCACCTTCACATACAACGATGTGTGGTGAGTCAAGAGTGATGTCACAAACATTATACAGGTGTGCCTTCTGCCCAGTAGGAGATCCATACTTAGGCTTGGCATCATCTAATCGTCTAAACTTAAACCCAACACAACCACCGGAGGCAGTAAGGTAGGGAATAGATAGCCACCCTTCATACATCTCGTGACCGTTGATTGGATTAGTAATAGTTCCTAATTGAAACAGTCCTGCTGTCTCTTCAGAGATCCCACGTGCGTTTAGTACGGCCAGTGCTTCGGGACTTATTGCCTGAGCGTATTGTTGCGCCGCTTCCAGTAGCAATTTCGACTGCACGTTTGAGGCCATCATTAAACTCCAAGTTCTCTAATATGCACACTAAGTTAGCTGCATTGCCACCCTTACCGCAGGTGTGACAGAAGTACAGGTTGTCGTAGGTATTCATAACAGCAGACCTGCGACTGTCGCTATGTAGGCAGCATCTAACTGATGCGCTCTTACCCTCTCTTACTTCACCGCCGAAGTGCTGGACAATGGGAACTATGGGGATTGTGTTTGCATCAATGGCACCTTTGTATCTGCCCGCTTTACGTACCCTGGACCAGTCTTGTGCTGGCATACACACCCCTTGTCATCACACTTATCGTGCCATTGCGCTGAACGCTTGTAGTGAGTAAGAGTGTTCTCTTCTCCTGCCTTATGACAGTTCTGGCAAATCATATATCCTCCGCAATAACATCATCCTGAAAGCCTGACTCCCATTCAAGTATCTCTACTGGAGTTGGGTTGCCTTTATATATTCTCCAACCAAAGTCTCTACCAAATGCTTGTATATTAAACATATAGTCAGACATATCCCATTCCATTAGCTTCGCACTGAAGCCAGTTTGACCGTGGAAATGAATTGGCTCTCTAATTATCTTCATCTTCTTTTACTTCCTCGACTGGTACAACTTCTGGTACAAGTATCTCTGTTGTTGTTATTTCTCCACCTGGAACTGGCATTACTGTTTCTCCTTTAACCATTGTGCTAGGTCCTGAATGACCCAGGCTTGATCTATTGATGCGTTGCGACGCTTAACTATTACATAAGACAGTGGGACTTCCCCAAGACCTCTTGCCTTAGCATAGTTAAGCGCCTCAACTTGCGCTTCTCTCCAGAACTCCGGCAGCGAAAGGGTCTGCCTGTTCTTGAGTTCAAGGATATAGGTTTCTCCCGCGATAACAGTAACGATGTCGCCCTCATCCTTTGCCCCAGCTTTAGTCAAACGTTCTGCAATGACACCGCACTTGCGGAGCCACTTCATTACATCTGTCTCAAACTGAGAACCTTTAGTCTTGTTGTACTGACTCATCTACCAATACAACCTTGTTGATCTTGTAGATGACATTGCCTTCTTCATCTTTAACTAATTCGACAACACCAGATTGCAGCAGAGCACCAACGAAGTTGGTTAGGTCTACCTTGATTGCATCTACATCTGCACGTAGTGCATCTATCTTTAGATTATCTCTGTACTTGTTTGTTAATTCTGGCTCAGACATTTATTCCTCCTTGGTATCCACTCATAGCATCTCTTCGTAACATCCAACCAAATTCATTTTGGTCTGAGATCTGTACTGCTGCGTAGTTTACCAGTAGCTGTACGTATTTCTTTCCGTCTGGTTGGTGTGGCCCAAACCTATTCTTAACTGCTGCAACCTTCAAGGTTGCCTGTCCTGGATCGTATCCCAATGTAAGTATCAGTGCAGGTAACTGACTGACCTTTCCGTGAATTGCTCTGCGATGAGGTGGTTCAGAAGGTGAACCATACTCTGACTGTTCTGATACGTGGTGGAGCACTACTACACAGGCTTCAGTCTTGCGTGCCATATCGTGTAACTCCATCATAATTGCTCTCAGTCCAGCCCACTCGTTGTCCGTCTCAGCGGTTATGTTCATTAAGTTATCAATGACAATCAACTCAGGTGGCTGTCCAAAGAGCTCAACGTAGGCCCTGATCTCTAACTCCAAGTCGTCAATGTTTGGAGATGAATCAAAGACCCACTTGATGTGTGAAACTTTATCTAAGTGTGCATTGTAGTACTGGCTATTGTCTGAAAGGTTTGCCTCTACTGTCACTTGTGAGTGACCAGATAGATGCGATACAGACCTCATCATTACAGTAGTGGTATCAGTATCTGCGGAGAAGAAAAGTGTAGGAACTTTGGCTTTGATTGCATAGACCAGAGCGAACATAGACTTACCAGCATTAGGTGCAGCAGCTACCATACATACTTGGCCTCTGCGAAACTTAATACCTTCTGCCTTTAACCCATCCCACACATCAGGTAGTGGTGTTGCTTTGGTAAGCACTCCACTCCAAGCGCGGGAAAGATTAAGCAACGCCGTCCTCCTGATTTAATCTAATGCCTCGTTGTTGGCGAATACGCAAGCGTTCTCTTGGAGAGAGTCCACCCCATATACCAAAGTTCTCTTTGCGTATTCCCCACTCAGCACATTCTTTGCGATGGGGGCAACGCATACAAATTGATTTTGCATACTGGGCCTCGGCAAAACTTATTGATTCCTGTTCTTTATCAGGAAACCAGAAGTCACCACCGATTGTTGCACAACTAGGAGCTTCGTATTGACTTGGCTCCCGCACTTGCTATCGAACCCAGATAGTGTCGCACTTATCTGGCGCACCCTTGGGTGCTGCACACATATAACCTGACCACGGACCCTTTTGTCCTACACCTGAACGTAGTGTCATTGCACCGTGACGGCAGGTATTAGCTACTGGTTGTGTATTGTAGTTAGGTTCCTTAGCAGCAACTACTGGTGTTGTATTGAAAGACTGCGCTACTGCTGCAACTGTTGGTGCTGGTGCTCCACCTGATAACTCTGCTCCAGTTGCACGGATGTTCATTGCGTTCATTGCAAGATCTGCAAGACCTGATTCTAATTCTTGTACTG